TCTCAGTACGTTAAGTTTCGCCTTGGCGGTATTGATGCGGTTAAAAAGGAGTACATGGCTCAGGTGCAGTATTCGATGTGGGTCGCAGGATGTGACCAATGGTGGTTTAGCAATTATGACCCACGCATGCGGCGCGAGAACATGCACTCAATCATCATCGACAAAGACAACGAATTCCAGGATGCCTTTGAGTTGAAGATACCTAAGTTCATTAAGACCATGGATGAGGCGCTTGATGCTTTAGGATTCAAATTCGGTGACCAGTGGGGGAACTTATGACCCACTCTCACGACAACATCACTGTTGGCTGCATAACTCTGGTTTATTCACGCAATCACCGCGGATGGATCACCCCTTACAACGAAGTCATTAAAAACCCATTTAAAGCGCAACGGACTGCTGAGCGGATTAACTCAAATCTGAAATTGTCACTTGCTGCCAACGGACTGGCAGCCTAATCCCCCACCCCATTAAATAAAGGAATTCTCATGGGAGATATGCGTGAGGTATTCGACCAGCACAGGCAAGTAGATAAAGAGCGGAAAATCACCGGTGCAGAGCGCAACCGGCAGCAATTAAAGGATGCAGGAATCAGCACGGAAGCTGAGCAATCAAACGGCTCTCTTAAGTTCACGACCAGCGTAGGAACGGTGATGTTTTACATGACAACCGGACGCTGGACACTCAAGAACAAGACATTCACAGGTGGCGCTCAGTCATTCGTTAATTGGGCCAAGAAAAACAAAATCACCCTATAACCCATTACCGGCAGTCAATCTGCTGAGGAATAGTTATGTCTGAGATAAAGCAATATGACACCGAAGTAAGACTTGAGGCCGTGATGGGAACGAACCATTACGGCGTGCATATTCATGCAATGACCACGGAAGATTTACACAGCAAGTCAGGAATTGCAGTAGAGCTTGCATGGCGTGACTTGCGGATAGAGCAGCTGATAGCCCAACTGGAAGCGGCGCAGGGGAACATTAAGGAGCTGGAAAGCAAGGTTAATCACTACGTTGCTGCTGAATATGCACACAAGCACTTCGACCAAACGCCAGACATTATCAAACGTGCTGATAGTGCAGAACTGGAATTAGTGAAAGTAAAAGCCGAGTTATCAGCGGCAAACGAGAAGCTGAGCAAGCCGGTTGTGCTGCCGCCCCGTAGAAGCGCTAGTTATTTCGTTGATGAAGAGTTCAGTAATGAAGACCTAGCCGCAATTTACAATGCGGCTCGCCTTGAGTTCAGCGTGAAAGTTAAAAACGCCGGTTTCACGGTAGAGGGGGAGTGATGGCGACAATCGATATATCCAGAATAGGCGGGGAAGAACAGCGCATTGAAATAGTTCTACGCTTTGGTGTTGGCAAAACCATCACGGTAATCATGTCGCCAGAGGATTTTGCACTGGCGATAACAGGTCGCAGCGAATTACCCGTAGATATCAAGCTGCGTCAAACATCCATTAATCATGATTGCGCTGGCCGCAAGCTGGTAGAGGGTAATGCAGATGGCGAATGAATTAAAAGACCGGCTATCGTATCTTAAAGACGCGAGAGCATATAAACGCTGGTTAAAGAAAAACTATTTCTATGATTACCATAACGACAAGGAAGTAATCTCAAGACGATGGCTGGAAGAGGGGCCGGTAAAATACCCGTGCTATGTGATGCAAGTATGCACCAGTTGCAACTACGAAGAGTCAGAACCTTTCTTCATCTACTGTGATGATTTAACTGACATGGCTGCGACGATACAACGAGCCACCGCCGTGAAGGGGAATGCAGATGCTGAGTAAAGAGCCGGTGCGAATTCGTCGCGATTGGAATGTTGCAGTCGTGGGCTATTGTGATTTTTGTAGCCATTCGAAAATGACCGTTCCGCACGCTGATGGCGGGCGTATTTGTGCTTCATGTTGTGATTCTGAGTTTTTATCAAGTTGGCAGAACTACGCGAGAAGTCTTGCTACTGAGGTGCTATCACTGCGTGAGCAACTTGCAGAGTTGAAAGCGTTGGAGCCTGTTGGGTATGTTGGAAACAGTGACTTGTACGCATTGTCAACGGGCACCCTAGGATGCATTGCACCGTATAACGCATTTGAGGGCATCCCGCTATTCACAGCAGCCAAGCCAGCGGAGGATAAATGCTAATCGGCTTTGTTCTTCTCGTCAGCTCCTGCTGATTTGATGCCTGTGATGCTCTACCTGTTACCGAAGATATCTACCCTACTCAATCTGAATGCCAGCAAATATCAACGCTGATTAAAGAGCGCAGGCCCAACGTTGTGCTCATGTGCGCAGAAGTTTATCGTTAACAAGACTATAATCCCCATGAATGAACCGGAGGGGTTATGAGAAAAAATAATACAAAGCAACCTTTATCAGCAGCCGATAAACATCGATACATGCTCAAACGCTATAAAAAAATCGTTCAGGAAATAGCGATTGCGAATGCAAATTTGTTTGAAGCTGGCGAGGTTAAGCCAGTAGTGACAGATAAAATCGCGCTTAGATATAAAGTTTGGCGTGGTAAAACAGCTGATGCAGGTAAAAAATGACCTTCAATCTCGCTGATAAACCGCAAGAAGATAAAGACAAGATGGCTGTGGACTTAGCCGCCAGTGGCGTTGCATTCAAAGAGCGCTACAACATGCCGGTTATCCCTGCTCAGATAGAGGAACAGCAGCCAGCGCATTTACGTGAGTATTTTCGCGACCGAGTGAAGCACTATAGGGAAGTAGGTAGAACGATGGGTAAAATGGAATATACCCCGCCAGAAAGAAAGTAAGCACACCACCTCAATGAGCCTCGCTAAATGCGGGGTTTTTTATTGCCTAAAAACGGACTCACAGAAACGGATTTCACTATCTGGAGTATCCCTATGCGAGTAACTATCTCAGCGCCGGACCCCGGCTGCGTTGAATTTGCCACCCGAGCATTAAATGCATTTATCAAAGGCCGTGGAAATGGTGAGTTTCCCAATCCGAGCGGCGCAATAAGTAATTCATTCTTTGGCGCTGAATGCACTGAAAAGCCTAACGGTAATTATTCGATTAAGTGCTGGCGGGAGCCAACAAATATTGCGGAGGCCGCGTAATGTGCGACGAAATCGACCAGGCTCAAAAACTTGAATTGCTCAACATCGAAATCGGAATAGCTAATCGCAAGCCAACAATGACATTTACCGGACATTGCCACTTTTCAGAGTGTCGCCAGCCGATTGCTCGCGGCTTGTTCTGTGATGATGGGTGTCGTGATGACTATGAGATTGATGAGCGACGCAAGGGGATGGCGGCATGACAGCTTATTACAACGAGATCGATCCCTATGCAGCTCAATGGCTGAGAAACCTTATCAAGGCCGGACATATCGCCCCCGGCTACGTCGACGAGCGGAGCATTGAAGATGTCAGACCCGATGATTTACGAGAATTCACACAGTGTCACTTCTTCGCCGGTGTTGGAGTTTGGTCATACGCATTGCGACAAGCAGGATGGCCCGATGATAAACCAGTCTGGACAGGCTCTTGCCCTTGCCAGCCTTTCAGCGCGGCAGGCAAAGGCGGCGGGTTTGATGATGAGCGGCACCTATGGCCATCTTTTGCCTGGATCATTGAGCAGCATCGCCCTTCAGTCGTCTTTGGAGAGCAGGTTGCGAGTAAAGCTATCGATGCTTGGATCGACCTTGTTCAAACTGACATGGAAGGAATGGATTACTCCTTTGCAAGTACGCCGTTCCCGTCTGCGGGCGTCGGTTCCCCGCACATCAGGGATAGAAATTTCTGGTTGGCCGACAGTAACCACAATCGACAACAATCAGGTACGCGGAGAAGCGGCGGCGGCGAATCACCCACAGCGTGGGACGACACTCGGCGGCGCGGCGAGATTGGCACATTGGGCGACACCGAGAAGTTGCCACTCTGGACACACAACAGGAAGCNTAATCGCAAGCCAACAATGACATTTACCGGGCATTGCCACTTCTCAGAGTGTCGCCAGCCGATTGCTCGCGGCCTGTTCTGTGATGCTGGGTGTCGTGATGACTATGAGATTGACGAGCGGCGCAAGGGGATGGCGGCATGACAGCTTATTACAACGAGATCGATCCCTATGCAGCCCAGTGGCTGCGAAACCTTATTAGAGCCGGTCACATCGCACCGGGCTATGTTGACGAGCGGAGCATTGAAGATGTCAGACCCGATGATTTGCGAGAATTCACACAGTGCCACTTCTTCGCCGGCGTTGGAGTTTGGTCATACGCATTGCGACAAGCAGGATGGCCCGATGATAAGCCAGTCTGGACGGGTTCTTGCCCATGCCAACCTTTCAGCGCGGCAGGCAAAGGAGATGGGTTTAATGACGATCGGCACCTATGGCCATCTTTTGCCTGGCTCATCGAGCAGCATCGTCCTTCAATCGTCTTTGGAGAGCAGGTTGCGAGTAAAGCTATCGATGCTTGGATCGACCTTGTTCAAACTGACATGGAAGGAATGGATTACGCCTTTGCAAGTACGCCGTTCCCGTCTGCGGGCGTCGGTTCCCCGCACATCAGGGATAGAAATTTCTGGTTGGCCGACAGTAACCACAATCGACAACAATCAGGTACGCGGAGAAGCGGCGGCGGCGAATCACCCACAGCGTGGGACGACACTCGGCGGCGCGGCGAGATTGGCACATTGGGCGACACCGAGAAGTTGCCACTCTGGACACACAACAGGAAGCATCGATCGAGCGGAGAACAATCGGGGGAGACTGGAGGATATGGTGTTTCTGGCTTACTGGCCAACACCGATGGCGCACGAAGCAAGGCTGGGGTATCAGAATCGCAGCAACGGGAAGAAAGGGACACAGGAAAGCTTAACTACCGTGGTAGTGAATTCGGTGGGCTATCGGGAGCATCTAACACCACATCAACCGGCCCGGTTAACGGCTTCTGGCGAAATGCTGACTGGCTCCTGTGCCGGGATGGAAAATGGCGGCCAGTTGAATCCGGCACATTCCCGCTGGCTGATGGGATTGCCAACCGCGTGGGACGATTGCGCGCCTACGGAAACGCTATCAATGCTGAAGCGGCAAAAGCGTTCATAGAGTCATATATGGAGGCCGTGTCATGAGTGACTTTGGCGGCAGCCACACCCCAGATAACCTGAAAGATTTATGGATGACACCCGCCGACATATTCACCGCATTAGATATTGAGTTTGGCTTTTACCTGGATGCGGCAGCCAGCAATAAGAGCGCCCTGTGCGCTCGATACCTCACCGAGCAAGACGATGCACTTAATAGTGCATGGGAAAGTTACGGCGCTATCTGGTGCAATCCACCCTACTCCGATATCTCACCCTGGGTAACCAAGGCCACCGAGCAATGTAAGCAGCAACTCCAAACGGTAGTGATGCTTGTGCCTGCTGATTCATCAGTCGGTTGGTTTAGCCAGGCTCTGCAATCAGTGGATGAGGTGCGATTCATTACTGATGGCCGTATATCGTTTCTGCGTTCTGACACTGGCAAGCCAATCAACGGTAACAACAAAGGTTCGCTGCTATTCATCTGGCGACCATTCATTAAACCTCGCTGTATGTTCACCACGGTTAAGCGCGATGAGCTAAAAGCGATTGGGCAAGAAATATTAACCAGGAGTAAAGCAGCATGAGTGAAATAAAATCAAACGTAGATGCTGAACTGGATGAGTTGGAAGCCCTACTTCAAAGCCGGAGCTTGGCTTGCTCTGTCATCAATTCAGGGTTCAGAAAACAGCGCTTAGGCCCAGTGGTTGTACTGCCGGATTACAGTGATTCTAATGACTGGAATGACGCTCTAGACAAAGCGATTCTTGCAATTCGTGATGCAGGATTACCAGAAGCTGTGATGGCTAAGGAAGCAGCATGAAGAGAAAAATATCAGACGGTACCTGGTTCTTTATCGTCATCATCGCGTGGGCGGTGCTGGCAACAATTTATACAATTGAGACTGATGCTGTTAGGGGGATGTTTGGATGAATGCACTTGGCTTTGTTATGGCATATCTGGACTGGATATTGCTTATCGGCGGCGGCGGTGTGGCGTTCTGGCTGCTGTGGGTAAAGGAGTGGTGAGCGTATGGAGGCAACCATTGAAAACGCTATTAGGTCAGTAGCTCGATGTTGTAGGACGGAAATAATTGAAGCCACGGATGGCAAGCCACTTTCAGAACACGACAAGCTCATCACCGAAATCCTCGACCGCCACGCAAAAAAAATCACCGCCCTACCACCTAACACTTTCCCGGCTAAACGCTGGTTGAGCTATTACGTTCGTCAGATTGATAAAGAGATAAGAGGCCAGCTATGAATGATGTTGTTGTAAAAGTAGAACCAATTTTAGTCACAAGAGTAGTGGTTCAGAATTTACTTGGCGGTATATCGCGAACCACTTTTTGGCGAAAGAAAAAGGAATGGAGTGAAAAAGGTACTCCATTCCCTAACCCGGCCCCTGGCACTAACCCCATCAAGGGAGGCGATCAATACCGGTACAATGATGTAATGAATTTCTTCAAAAGTCAGGGATTGGTCGATTCAATACATGAATAA